CTGAACTTTTCTGTTAAGAAGAGTTCACCCAAGCCACAAGGCCAAGGGGCGACTGTCGGACCTAATTACAACCACGGTCCTAGGTCAGCCCACCGTCGAATGAGGATTTTCTTCTTAGAAAACCTCACCTGGCTCCTCAGATTAACTTCGTTACCGAAGCTAATCTTATCACTGCGATCCCTCAGCCTCGCTAAGAGGAGAGAGGGAGACTCCGTACTATACCGTTTAGGTGTAGCTACAAGAGAATAGGCAAAGTATCCTTCGATACCATGTCTGGCTTTGGCTGGAGAGGATGCATCGAAGTTATCGATGAACCCACCATCACCATAGCCATCACTGATACGATGCGGTTTACGCACAGTACCAATGATGGAGTCTAAAACGTCCTTAAACCGGGCGTCGCAATGCGGGAAGGGATCCCCACAAAACGACATCCGCCTAATTCCGTTGAAGACTTTCATTTTCTCATGTAGATCGGAAATCTCCCTTCTTAAAAAGAAGGGTTTGCAGTTCACTCCCATAAACCAATGCGCGCCGCAGCTCTCACGGAAAGGACCAGACGAGAAACTCTTCTGATCGTTAACTGAGAAGCCGTAGAACGCACAGGTTTTCTGGAAGAGAGGGTAAGCATCGGAGGGAATGATAACATCATCCCCAAAGACGCTGATTTTCGAGCAGTCAAGTCTGAGTCTTTCAACACAGGCGTGAGCTATCGCGAAAAAGATCAACGTCTCAAGTTCGAAAGTAAAACCATTCCCCATACTGGAGAATTTTTCGTACTTGACGATCTTACCATCGAGTGAGCCAAGCGGAGATCTCATAATATCCATTACCTTAAACCACTGTGGAGGAAGCAATTCCTTCACTGTCGAATAGGCTATGGTATCACTTGCAGACGAGAAGTCAACGGTAGCTAGTTCGTTATTCTTGCTACCTTCTCTTGCGAGAAGTTGATTTCGGGTCTGCGAGCTGAGATCTACGCCAGACCTAAGGAGCCTTTTTCGGATCATTCTTCCGATACCTTTTTGAAACCAGATATTTAAACCTGGTTCAATAGCTATCGTCCGATCGATCTTAAAGGTCTTAGGCACGGTAACGATCTTATTTCCCGCATGTATCTTCTGGTTAGGAAGAGTCCATGATGGATACGCGGCTGCGTATAGGCCGCTCATAAGATCATGAAGTGGACGCGTTGTTCCAATTTCACATTGGAACTTTTTAACTGAGCTGGTGTCTGATCCTCTAATATCGAGGGAGACGCCAGGGCCCCAGTTACTGAGATCTACCATTTCTTCTGGGTCGAACTCTCGCAGCACGGAACCAATTTTACGAATGATCGCATGATGCAACCATTCGCTGGAAAACAAAGTTATCGTCTTCCAGTGGTAACCGCGTCGATTGATTGACCCACATGCTTCCTCGGCTTCGAAGAACTTCTTAAGAGCTTCAGACTTCTTGTCGACTTTCATAGACAGGAAGTCACTCTTAGAAAGAAACTTGGTAGCTAAGTAGGCATGTCGAAACTGTTCGACATCTTGATAGTCATTTACATGACATTCAAGTTCTGCGATTTGATCATGTTCGTTACTAGTGAACATGAGCCAAACCGCGAGAGATCGAGGACAGTCAAGAGCAGAAAGATATTTCTCAACAACCATACAGGTTGTCCTGGATACAGGCATAGCTGTTCTCCTTTAAAGAACTAGAGTTCTTTAGTGTTCCCCTAAGCTGTCTACCTTAACTCAGTAGACGCTTTCGAGGTTCACAACGGCTTTCGCGACATCGCTTACCGGCCCCGACGTGTTAGTCGTAGCCGATCCCGCGATCCAGTTGGTGAGGATCGCGACGAGGTCGTAACGGTCAGCAATCGCCATTCCCTTCGGAATGACGAACTCAACCGTGGCGAGGGCAGTCCCAACCGATTTCGGAGGGGTGTCCGCGTCGAAAACCGGGAGAATCAGTTTTCCGATAACCCGGTATACCTGGCTGCCATTCTTCGGCTGACGAACAGAGAGGGTCAACTTGAAACGCTGGTCTAGGACACTATCCAGCGTATTCCAGAGAGCCACTCCGGTCGGGTCGATGAAGACAGGGGCGAACGAATAGCTTCCACCGGAGCCAGCAGATGAACCGCTGATCCAGTTGCTGCCATCGTGTACAGATACAGTGCTTAGAGCACCCATAGCTTAACTCCAGATTTACTTCTTGAGTTGAGAGAGGAGCGCCAGAGCTTCGGTTAGATGGACGATCGAAACGGGACTCTTTAAACGCGGCAGGGGGATGTCAGGAATAGGGATAAGTTCCCTCTTCACAAAGACAGTCCTCAATTCGCGAGTACGAGTTCCGGTTAGAGCGAACAAATAGCCTTGCTCCGGTCGATGAGGAGTTCCTGCAAAAGAGTAAGCAGGATACTCACCAAAGTAGCTCCCGATTTTTGGCTCCGGTAGAGCTGGAGAGCCAAAGGCCTCTTCGATGCGTTCGGTGTGTTCTATAAACACGGTCCGATAGCTCTCTTTGAGGTCTAAGCCGTCATAAGCACTCATGTTATTTAACCAGTCACCGATTGGTAAAAACCAATCCGCAACGAAGCTAAACGGCACCAGTTCCCAGACGGTGTTAGCGGGGTTTGTGAATCCCAGCTGTGCTGCCTGACGCTGCATCTCGTTACCGATATGAAATGTCGAGCCATATTTAACTCGAATTTTTACGGTAACCGTTTTTTGCCGTACGCCTGTACCATCGTAGTAATATGGCGTTTGGTCAACAAACGTTTTAGTAGCGTGACCATTGGATTTTACCGGCCTAGCCTTTAAAATATACTCGGCTAGATGCTCCGCGGCGCCAACTATGTCGCCAAGGAGAGGTTTAATCCCATACTGATAGACTAAATAGTTATTCGCCAACTCTTTACGAGAAGACGGGAACATATTTAGAAAAGCTCCAACCAGATCGAGATTCTTCATCTTGATAAGGCTAATAGCTACTTTCTTCGCTATCTCACCGATCATATTGACGGTTTGCATAGCTTGCGAAAGCTCAGTAGCAAGGTCGATCTTTTGATTCTTTATCTTCTGAAAGTGTCGATTTAGGGCAATATGTCCTAAATCTTCAATTTCGGACGAATAAATGGTCATTAGATCCAGAGGATTTACAGCAGGAGGATAGTCGTAATGCCATATCGTACTGCTGAACCCGTAGTCCTCAAAAACGGACTGGGGGGCCCAGCCTTCTATGGTAAAGCGACCAAGCTCGTAACCGCCACCGATGAACGGAGGGTTTCTAGCCCATTTCCCTTGTTCGGAAGAAATTCCGCACTCGAGATATCCGTAGAAATCACCGGTCTGGTTCCAGTAAACTAGCTCGTTAACAAACGCATCTAGCGCGATATGGGGAGACTTACGACGGTCAACGACCGGACGGAGTCTCTTAACCTTAACGGGCTTACTGCGAAAGATCGCGAGTTTATTCACAGGATCCACACCATCCATAACCCGTAACCACGAACCGTCGGATTTTTCAACTAATTTCCAACCCGGCGGAACGTCGTTGGGATCACGGATGGGGCGTCTCGTTCTCCAATCGACTTTTGCTAGATGAAACGCTCTTCGAGCGTGTCTCTCATTAATGTATGAAGTGATTTGAGGTTTTTCCTCGTACCACTTCATAAGCTTGAGTCTAAATGGGGTAACGAACCTCTCGCCCTTGATTCTGGGGTTTCTGTCAGTACCTTCCCTTCCAGACTTTAAAGAAAAGTCGTAGTAAGCCTCTACCAGTGTCGTAGAAACACCTTCGCCCGGGTCAAACTGACCCGGTGCGACTGCGAACTCCGTCACCTTGTAGGGCAAACTAGGGCCAACTTCGGCAGAGGGAAAATACGGCATAAACACCTCATCAAGTTAACGAAAGAAGAGAGAACAACTCTCTTTAGACCTGAGTAAATTCAGGCTAGGAAGGGATAGATAAAATAAATGATTACCCAGTAGACTATTTCGAGAAGTCTCAGTAACCAACCGAGATAATCGAAATCATTCAACTGGTTTATCATTAAATCGCCTATCCTTCCTAAGACATACCTCGCTCAGTTCTCTCATGGAGATAAGCAAACGGTTGATCGAGATGAGTGTAGCATAACTAGCTTCAATCCTGAACAAAATCCAAATGATCAGGATGAGATTAGCTATACATACGCTCAAAAGAATAACCATAAGCTTCTCCATGAAGACTGGAC